TCAAAACAACCCAGCCGGTTCAGCTTCTCGATCCCAGCTGTAAATCACCAGCTCCCCGCGCTCCACGCGGTTGGCACCACCACCCACCGTGTAGTCCAGCTTCAGCGCCTCCATGTCGAATCCTGCAAAGCATTCACGGATCGCTGGGTGGTCGTTGATGCTCACCACCGCTTTTCCCTTGATCGCCTTCAGCTTGGCCGCCATCAGCTCGTATTGCTCCCAGGGGAATGGCACGCCGTAGCCTTCGGTCTCCCAGTAAGGCGGGTCAAGATAAAAGAGCGTGTGGGTCCGGTCATAACGGTCAATGCACGCAGCCCAGTCCAGGTTCTCGACATAGGTGCCGCTGGCCAAGCGCAGATGGGCGGCCGACAGGTTCTCTTCTATCCGCAGCAGGTTGATTGCCGGGGCCGTGGTAGCGGTGCCGAAGGTCTGGCCAGCCACCTTGCCGCCGAAGCTCTGCTGCTGCAGGTAGAAGAACCGGGCCGCCCGCTGCACGTCGGTGAGCGTCTCGGGGCGGGTTTCCTGCAGCCACTTGAACACCTGGCGGCTGGTGAGCGCCCATTTGAACTGGCGCACGAACTCTTCCAGGTGGTGCGTGACGACCCGATAGAGGTTGACCAGGTCGCCGTTGACGTCGTTCAACACCTCAACGTCGGCCGGGTGGCGGGCAAAGAACACCGCCGCGCCGCCTGCGAAGACCTCAACGTAGCAGCTATGGGGCGGGAACCTGCTCAGCAGCAGGTCGACGAGGCGGCGTTTGCCGCCGATCCAGGGAATGATCGGAGCCATGAGGCCCTTTCAAGTCTGGCGCTCCCTGGCGCGCTGATGGGGGGCTCTCGGCCCTCAAGGTATTGATTGCCCCGCAGCGGGGGCATTTGATGACGAGGCGTGTGTATTCGCCTTCGCCCAGTTTGCGGGAACATGCCCCGCACCGTATTTCTTCCATTGCAAGCCTGTTTCTCTGAATGAAAACTCCGATAGACTCGCCGCACTCTGTACAGGGTGGCGGGCCTTGCCGGCTTGCAGGCTTGTTCTGCTGGTTGGGGCTTGGCCAAGTGTTAGCGCACCTGGCTGGGTCGCCCGTCTTTTTCTCCCTTACACCTCGTCCACGACAACCGGCAGACTCGGGGCCGGCCCCTGAATCACCCCGTCCTGGACAAAGACCTTACCGCCCATGTTGGCCTGGCCACGGGCGCGAATTCGCCCCCCACCTGGCAGCGTGAGGGTCGCAACCCCATCCGTATAGGCAGTGACCTGAGCGACTTGAACCCGGCCAGGCGCCATCAGCTCTCGGAATTGGGCAAACAAATTAGGCATGGCTTTCCACCTCCAGCGACTGTGTCAACACGGGAAACTGCATTGAGACGTTTGTCGACCGCACGATGCCGGTGCGCAGCGCGTTGGCATGGTCGTGATATCGCAGCACCACACCTGGCTTGATCACGCCCGTCTGCCCAAGCACAGGCAGCGTCATTTTGTGCACCAGCGACCTGCCCGACACCGACAGTTCAGCCCTGGCTCGCTGCTTTGCAACGTCCATCCCTGTGATCAATGGGTGAACCACACCGGGCTGCTTGAGCAGATCGCCATTGGTGCCAGTCCTGGTCAAGTCAGCCGTCACCCCGTAAGACTCGCCACCCACAAAGATGCGGTTGTACAGGGGGCGATCGACGATATCGGTGTCGTCGATCTCACTCAACCCGGCAGGCAGCTCAATATCGGGCACCAGCTGCCCCCACTCCCACCACGGCTTCGGCCAAGCCGGAAGCACCCGAATCACCGCGTCCGTATTGTGCGGCTGCAGGTAGCCCCCGGCCGCGCCTGTAATCTCAGCCAAGGCGCTGATGTACGTGCCCTGGTGCATCCAGGCGCCGCCAGTCACCAGCCAGTCTTCGATTCCGAAGTCCACCGACCAGCCAAAGCCCACACCGTTGATCGTCAGCGCCTCTGTCATGAGCTGGCTGGCCGTGCGGTCGACTGAGCTGGTGAAGGTCCGCACAGGGTTGTTCTTGTCATCCAGCAGAGCCGCTTTTCCTCGGCCAGAGACCCGAACTACGTTCTCTGGAAGGCGGCGGCTGGGGCTGAAGCGCTCGCCCAGCATTCTGTATGGAACGCCATTGACTCGCACTTCCAGCTCGACAGGCTCCCCGTTCAGTCCTGGGGCGACCGCATCGCCTGCAGCCGCATGGAAAGACGCTGAAAAGTTCCAAGTCCATGACTGGCGGTCCAGCTGCATGGAGAACGCGTCACAGGGTAAAGGGTCACCAGCCAGCGCATCAGCGCGGCGGATTTCCACCGAATTGATCATGATGTAGCTCCTGCGCGGCAATACCACCACGCCAGCGGGTGGCAAGACCTCCCCGCTATTGCACACAAACACAAGGCGCCCGCCACCATCGGCCAGCTCTGAAAACACCAGGCGCCCCACGGTCGCCGGGTCGTAGCAAGGGTCTTTGCTGGGCGGCAGCGCTGGGTCTGGAGACACGCCCGAGCGTGGCCGCATGGCCTCTTGCCAGACGGCCTGCAGCCGCACACGCACAGGCACAGCAACCCCAAAGCCCAGGCCCAAACTGGCGCGCAGCCGCAACCCGTCATCCCAGCCCGTCTGCAGCACTGCCCGTAGCCTTTGCACCTCTTGCCACCCAGACCGCAGCGCATGGCGCAGCCCGGTAGCCTCTTGCCAACGCACCACCGAAGCCCCCCGCAAGCGCTGCGTCTCCTGCCAACCAGACCGCAGCGCGTGGCGCAGCCCGGCAGCCGCTTGCCAATGGCTGCGCACCTGGGCGCGATGACGCATGGACTCTTGCCAGTGGGCCCTGGTACCAGCGGCGAGCGGGCGGGCCTCTTGCCAGCGTGCAATGGCCCCGCTGCGCTTGGGCTGGGCCTGCTCCCAGGCAGACACAACGCCCCCGGCCAAGCGCTGCCCCTGCTGCCAGCAGGTTTGCAGCGCGGCGCGGGTCACTCTGCTGACGTTCGCGTCCCACTGCAGGGCCACTTCGCCGTCCAGCCCAGGCAGCTCAGCATCGATAGAGAGATTGACACCGACCAGCGCAACCAACTCGCCCAGGCCAGGCAGGTCGGTGTCGATGCTCAGATCGGCATCGGGGATGACGACAGCACCCTGGTCACCAAAGACCAGGCGGCCATTGCCATCCGCTGCGGGCCCGAAGACGAGTTTTGCGGAAGCCACGGGTTACCCCAGCAACGCGCCCGTGAGCAGCACTGCGCCGCCCGCGTACAACATGGTGCCGCTGGTGCCGCGCAGCTTGAACGGCCCGGCGCCCGCCTCATCGGTGACAAGACCCCAAAAAATGGGAGTTCCGGCGCCATCGCACCAGGCCGCCCAGGTTGCCGCACCCGACACCTGCACCAGGTCTTGCGCAGCGGCAGCGGCTAGAACAATGCGCCCCTCAGCGTTGATGGAGCCGCAGGGCTTTGCCAGCGTGCGCTGGCCGAGCAGCGCGCCGCCCTGCGTGTCATAAAAGCGCACCGAAGATGCGCCCGCGACAGCATCAGCCAGGGCGATGCTGGCGGCGTTGCGCGCAGCGCGATGAGCTACAGAAATGGTCATGCAGCCCCCGATGCAACAACCGGCCCGGCGCCCGTGGCCTTGTGCTCTGCGTAGGGGTCAATGCCCACCGCGACATACGCCACACCAGCCTCCAGCCCGGTCGCCGTGTAGTTGCCCTGGGCATCGCTCCAGCCCTCCCAGGCCTTAAACCCATCTGCCAGGCGCAGCAGCCAAACACGCCCACTGGCAAACGGGGTCTCAGGCGCCGATGCGGTCAGCTTGATCATGACCTTGTCTGAGATCACGCCCGTGGTTTCGATCACTTGCCGGTAGTCGCGCAGAGCTGTCGCTGGCCGTCCGACCTGCAGCATCGTGAGGGCTAGCTTTGCCATTGCGGTTACCTCCACGGACCGGTGATATCGACAAAGGCCCAGCCGTCGCGCCCGTTGTACGCATAGCTGCAGACAGGCAGCGCCACCAGAGTGCGTCCAGCCAAGGCCCCCGCCCCATCGATGTAATCGCGGGGCGCAATAGGGGACGTCAACAGCCCTGACTGCGGTACGTGAAAAACGCCCGGCACATCAGCCCGGGGCACTCCGTCAGACTCATACATGAAGCGCGGGCTCATCCGCAACTTACCGTCCACGGGGCTTGGATGCACACCGAGCGCGGAGTCGTTGCCAGAGGCGGCACCGGGCGATCCCGTGTAGGGCTTTATGTCGTGGAGCACTGCGCCCCCAGTGCCCACACGCCCCCGCGCTGCGAACACACCGCCGTTCGCTTGCTGGCCGCCAACGTCCAGGCCGCCGTACAACGAATTAGGGTCCGACACAAAGGACATAGACACACAAGATGCAAACGCATCGCCCGCAGGGTTGAGAGCAACAGGGTCACCGAAGCCGCGAATTGCCCCACCGTCATAGCTCGCACCCAAGGGCAAGCCCACTGCCGCACGGAAGAGCACAAAGCGCGAGTCAGCGATGACTTCCCATGCAACTGGCGTTGCACCGGCCTGCACGCTCTTTGACCAATAGCCGCCGCCGTTGACCTGGGTGTTTGTGGGATACAGGCCCGTGCCCGCATCTACCGTCGTCATCGTCTCGTAGCCCCGCACCCGCATCAGCGTGTTGGTGGCTGTTTCGTCAAAGCGGAAATAGTGACGAGAGCCCTGCACGTTGGCGCTGCGGAACACCGCTTTATTCGCAGCGCTGAAAGGCTTGGTCCAGCCAGCCCCCGCCACCTTGATCGTGATAGTCCCGGTGGCGGCCCCGTCTGGCGCCGAGGTCGGGAACTTGATCGAGGTCTCTGTGGCCTCGGTGACGCGCGAAACCCCATTGAGCGCAGCCGGGGTGGCGCCCGCCACCTGGATGTTGGCATGCAGCGAGAAGCCTTGCCCAGGCTGCAGCGATGCGGTGGCGATGCCGCCCGACACAGTGACAGAGTTGGCCGTGACCTGGCCGAAGCCTGTATTCAGGCAGGCATCCAGCAGCGCAATGCCCGTGCCGCGCACACCGTTGAGCACGGGCGCGCCGCGCATGTCGCTGTGGAAATAAAAGACCGGGTAAGCCATGCTTAAAACTCACTTTCAGGTGGGCGGCCTGTATCGCCGCGCTGGACGATCCAGCAGTTGTCCTGCACCCCCACGGGGGTGCCTGGCTGGGTGCAGCGCACCACATCAATCGGGGCCTCTGCACCCACGGTGTCAATAAACAGGGTGTTGCCAGGCACCCAGCCAGCACCCCAGCCAGCGGCCCGAATCGTCATGTACGGCACGCCTGCGGACACGTTCATGGGCGAAAAGTCCTCATTGATCGACCCCGTGGCGATTTGCCCCAGGTTCTTGCCGATGAGATCGAACGTGGTGCCACCGTTTTTGATGCGCAGCGCCCAACGCTCGGTGATCGCGCCCCGGTTGTTCACCTCGACCGGGTGGTCTTTGGTGTTGTAAGTGGCCGTGGCTTCGCCAGCAGCCGGGTCCACACCATCGATCCAGGTGGTGCCGCTCCAGCTGGCCTGGTCGTAGACGCGAGAGACCTGGGCAAAGCGATCACCAAAGCGCAGCGCTGTGGAAAACACCGCCCCCACGGGGAAGGCGTAGCCAATGGGCTGGGTGAGCTTCACACGCCCATCGATGCGCACCTCTGCGATCTGGCGGTAAACCTCTGTGCGGCCAATGACGCTCACCTGGGCCGGGTAGCCAGTGAGGTCCGTAAAGGTGACCGTTCCCGCATCAAGGTCTGCCGTGTAGCCGGTGCGCACCTCTGCGCCGTCTGGCCCCAGCACCTCGACAAAGGACAAGCGCTGGTGGCCCAGGTTGTAGGTCTGCCCCACAAAGGGGGTGAAAGCCGCGCCCCCGCCATGGGTCACACCGATCACGGCCAGGTCACCAGGCCGCACAAAGGCCACGCGGCCATCGGCTGGCAAGGCAGCAGGGTCCAGGCCCATGAGGGATACGTCCACCGGCAGGTAGATGTAGCTCACCGCGCTGTAGCGCAGCGTGGTGGGGTCCACCGGCCATGGGCGCCAGATGCGGCCCGCCTGCACGGCGCCCACGTCTGCAGCGGAGTACCACCATTCAGCCTTTTCAGCAGCGGTCAGGTCAGCATCCAGCACGAAGTCGCCAAACTGCAGCTCCACAGCCCCACTGGCGAACTCGATACGGCCCCGCATGTGGGCGCCAGTGATGTTGCCCTGGCCGTCCACGTTCGCCGTGAGGGTGCCTCCCTTGAGGTCAACGACCGTCAGGACAAAGCCACCGGCGCCGGAGCGGATCGGCGATGCGTCGGTGTTGAAGAACAAACAGCCGGCGCTCCATTGGCCTTTCATCGTCCAAAGGCTCTGCAACTGAAAGTCAGCAGGCCCAGTGCCGCCGACAACGTAGTTCGTCATCAGCGCCAGGCAGCTGGCATAGTCCATCGTGCCCGAGGCGACACCGGGGTCCGTGTCGGTGCGGCCACGGTAGATCACCCCCTCGAAGTCTTGGTACGTGCTGCCCATCCAGTGGAACTGGATGGACCCAGGCACTGCCTCATCCGCCGTCAAGGGCGCAATGTCAATCACGACCGGGGGCGGCGTGTATCTTTGAGTCTTTTGAACCGGAGTGCCTGCGCCGACGCGGTAGCTGACTGTGACCCCAGCGAGCATTTCCTCGCCAATTGCAGTGGTCCCGTAGCCCCCACCCTTGCGCGCGTTGGAGCCGCTGGATGCTCCGCCATCAATAGCGGTGCGCTCAAAGTCTGTGGCGTTGTCGTAGTCGCTTTTGTAGTTGGTGGTGCTGCGGTCAAATGACACAGCGCGCAACTGCACGCTCTTGCTGACGTAGTTGACGGTACCCAGCCCCGCGAGTTGCCCGGCACCGTCATCGCTAACGGTGCGCTTGACGATGGCACGCCCGCCCGTGTCGCTGCTAGCCTCTTCGGTGAGCGTTGCGCTGGTTCCGGCGCTACCAACCTGCCGATAGGTGAACACGACGCCCGGCCTGTCGGCACGAACGAATGCGTTCACTTCGGGCGTCTTGGTCGCCGCATTCGTGCTCAGCGTAGTGCCGCTGGTGTTGCTCACGGCGCGCGCCGTGATCCACTCGATTTTCATCGACTTGGCGACAGGCTGCTGCGCCAAGGTGATGAGCACATCGCCAGCCGCGTCGGCAGTAAGTCCCGGGAAGACTTCAGTCACCACGCTGTCAATCTGGCATTCGACCAGGAATTCAGAGCCTGGATCTGGCATGAATGTCGGACGCAGAAAGGCGCGGCGGCCTGGGTAGTCGATCAAGCCCGTGGCAGCGCCTGCAAGCTGGCCGTTACCACTCTCAGTCACCACGCGCTCCACGTTGCCGCTGGTGTACTTGAGCACCAACGATCCGGGCACCACCTGGGCAGGCTCAGTATCTGCTGCGATCTCGATCAGGTACTCAGGGGCACGCACATTGGCCCCCTGGCCCGAGCGGTCGGTGTAGGACACGCGGCTGCCGTGGCTGATGTTGATGCAAGAGCCGATGTCGGGCACAGCGTTCAGGGTGACGCTCAAAGCGCCCGTCAACAGGCTAAGCGCGCCACCACCCGCCCCAGTCATGCGGCCCGTTCCGTCATCGGAAATCGTGTAGAGCTGACCCAGCGCCCAGTACTCAATAGTGGTGGTGCCTGCTTCGGGCAGTGGGGCAAGCTGCGCTACAAAGATCTGGCCAGCGTTTTCTTCGGCGATCTTGATGCGCTGGGAATGGGGCGTTATGCCCACCTCCACCCGGCGCGGTGCGCTGGCCAGCAGCAGCGTTTTTCGCGCAGCCGGGCGCTGGTCTACCGTAGCCACTTCCGAGCGGCTGTTCGGCACGATCTGCACATACACGCTAGCGAGGCTCAGCCAGGTGTCGTTGATCTGCGAAGCCACCGTGAGCTTTGAGGCGCTGTAGAACATGCCCGCGTCCGAATAGATCGTTTCGCGGATCAAGGTTTTATCGTCCTGCCGGGCATAGCTGCGGCTGGCCGGAGAGCCTGGGAAGTCATAGGGCAGCCCATCGAACAGCTCACAGGTCGTGACCTGCGCCTCAAAGTCGATCAGGTTGTTGTTGATGACTTCCGTGAAAATGCGCGTCTCGGTGGTGACGGCTTTCACGCGAATGCGGGCGCGGCGCTCACTGGACTGCCCTTCGTTGTAGACCAGCACAAAGGTCTTGCCGATGGCCGGGGCCTTCATGCCAGGCCGCTGCAGCACCTGGATGCTTTTCATCGTGGTGTAAGCGGCTTCGAGCAGGTAGCCGCTCATCTCAGAGCCCGCAGACATGCCGCTTTCGATGCGCCGAGCGATATCGGCCCGGGTGGCAAACGGGTCTTTGAGCGAGAGCAGCGTGATGCTGATGTTGGGGTCTTCGGCAGGCTCAGCCAGAATCACATTCGACCCGAGAAATGGCGTCGTGTCGGTATTGCGCAGCACGCCGTGGATCTGGTAAATCTCCACGCGGCCCACCGTGCGGGTCTCTTCCGAGATGTCCGGCATGATTTCGTTGGACCGCCCACTGGTGAGCAGCTGGGACGATGGGGGGCCACCGCCATAGGACACATCGGACATGTTTGCGCTTCGGGCGAAGCGGATATCACCGTCAAGTAGCGGCATCGTTAAACCTCCATGAACTTGAACGAGGGCAAATACAGCAGCTCGGGGCCGTGGTCGCTGTCGAGCACGCGCCAGATGGGGTCGGCCTGGAAGCCACCGCCATTGCTGCGATCAAAGGAAACCGTGCGGGCCACACCGCGTAGCACCAGCTCAAAGTTGGCCCCCGCAATGGCGGCCCATGCGTAGACCTGGTCGCACTGCGCGCGGCTGATCCACGCGTTAGACACACGCCCATCCAGAGTGATAGGGCGACCTGCCTTGCGAGTGCCTACATGCAAAAGCAGAGAGCCCTCCGTGCCGTAGCGGGCCTCGGAAACCACAGGGCTCCAGGAGTACTCGTCTGTCCAGATCAGGCGGTCAGACAACTCCAGAGGCGTGGATTGGTAGGTGAGCGTGATCATTGAACGACCCCTTTGCCCGTCACCAGGTCGCGCAGCAACTGCTCAGTTGCTGACTGCGACGCTGCGTCGGCGAACTTAACGGCGGTCTTGCTGCCGTTGGGTAGCGTGATGTGGGAAACGTAAGTGGTGCTACCGTTTGCGCCGCTAGCGCCTGCCACCAGTGCTGGAGAAGTGGAGGCGGTGGAGTTTCCAGAACTGCGCTGGCGTTCACGCAGCTCTTTGTCACGCTTAGCACGTTCAACAATGTCGGCTGCCTGGATCTGGCCTGCCTCGTCATATTTTGAGTATTCGGCTACCTTGCCCAATGCCTCTGCAAGCGTTCCGTATTTGCCCGCCCACCGCTTTTGCGCGCTGCTGGCCTCATAGTCCACACCACCCTGCGAATTGAGGAACTGTTTAGACAGCTCCTCGGCGACTACGTCCTCAAGTCCAGCGCTTTTGAGGTATTCGATGATGGAGGACCGTGTCCAGACGAACTGCTGCTGGACATTGCCCTTGGCATCGCTTGTCATCCCGTCCCTGTTTCGGAACTGGTTGCCACTGCTGCCTACTTCCTGGACACCAGCGCCCAGCTCCTCACCCTGCGAGCTGCGCCTCCCCGGTGCAAATGGCCCACCTGCTGCGCCTGCCAGCTTGTTCAGAGCATTCGTCTGCTGCTGGATAGACGAAGTTGTGGAGTCGGTGGAACCCTTCAGCTGCCCTTGCACGTTAGCCAGGTCGCGCAGCTTGTTAGCCGTCGTCTCAGCGATATCGCCCTCCAGGCGCTTCACTTCTGCAGCCTTTAGAGCGGCTTCGATTTCAAGCTTCTTGGCGCCGTTGTACTCACCGGCAGCAATCAGCTCGGCACGCTTGGCCTGGGCGCTGGCGATCGCGGCCTCGGCTTCAATGCGCTTGGCCTGAGCCGTCAGCGTGAGCAGCTCGATCTCCATGCGCCTGATCTCGTTTTGCGCAGCAATGGCCCCGCGTTCGTCGCCCCGCGCCTTGGCCACCTCATAAATGCGCTGTTGCTGCTCTATGGCGAGCCTTATGGTGGCTGACTGGACGTCCAGGTCCGTGAGCTGCAGGTTCCGCTTTGCCTCAATGGCCCGCATCTGGTCCTGCAGCGCATCACGGTAAACCAGCGCCGCTTTGCCCGCCTCCAGCTCGGCCTTGGTCACGTCCTCTGTCGTCGCTTTGCCTGCAGCTTTGGCTGCACGCACTTCCTCCAGCTTGGCCTTGGTGCGCTCATAGGCGTCACGCAGCTCGCCCAGGCGCGTGCTGTTGTCCTTGTTGGCCTCTTGTTCGGCCTGCGCTGCAGCTGCTGCAACCTTGGATGCCGCTGCTTGCGCAGTTGCGGCCCCCGCATCCGCCTCGCGCAGTGCGATTTGCTTGTTCAAATCGTGAAGCTGCTGTTTCTTCTCAGGAATGGTTTTGACCAATTCGTCACCAATGGCCACGAGTGCATCACGCTCAGCCTTGAGCACGTTCACTTCCAATTGGCGCTGCTTGGCAATGTTGAGCGACTGCTCGGCCTGCACTTCGGCGGCTTGGGTTGCTGCCACACGTTGCTCGCGCTCCGTTCCAAATGCCTGCGCCATGGCGGTAGACGCGGCAGCTTCGGCATTTCGCAAGGTGGCCGTCTTCTCCACTTGGGCGGCCATTGCCTCAACTTCTTTGGAGACCTCTTTGTAGGACGTGCGCAGGTTTTCCCATTGGACCGTGGCATTCTTCGCCGCATCAGCGGCGGCAGTCGTTGACTTCCCTTGCTCATCTTGCTTCTTCGCAGCCCTATCAGCTGCCACAAAGAGCTGCGCGTACTCGTCATCGATTTGCTGCAATCGCACCTGTAGGCGCTGCTGCGCGGCCTCGATGGTGTCGCTTGAGAATGCGGCTTTTGCCATTTCCCAACCTGCCTGGGCTCTGGCCGCAGCCTTAGTTAAACCTGCTGCAAGTGCAACGCCCGCCTGCTCAACCACCTGGAACTCGGATTTCAGATAGGTGCCGATCTCCCAGCCGATCCAACCAGAAAGCGCGACGTTGCCTGCGGCCTTCAGCGCTGCGCCCATCTTGACCCCGCTAGCCGCTGTGGCGACCATGAGCGCTTGGGTCTCTTTGGTTGCCAGCACCAGTTGTGCGGTGTACGCCTTCAGCGCGCCAAGGGCCTTCAGTGCCCAAACAACCACCATGACTTCACCAACGGCCGTTGCTGCACGAACAACAGAGTCAAGATTCGCAGAGAGCGTGTCGATCAACTTCACGATTTGATCGGTGCTCTTGTGCGCTTTGTTGGCCTCACCTAGATACACGCTCCAAGTGTTTGAAAGGCGCGTGACGGCATCCTTCACTGTGGCCGACATGCCTGCAGCCAGCTCCTTGTTCTTCTCAACGGTCTGGCGCAGCCCTTCGTTCAAGTCTGCGATCGACAGCGCTCCCGTCACGCCCAGGTTGCGAATCTCTGAGGCCGTTTTGCCCGTTGACACCGCAATGGCGTCAACGATAGTTGGCATGGCAGACATGATCGACGTCCAGGAGTCCGCCTCAACCTTACCGGTCTGAATCGACTTCGAGTAGGCGTCGATAGCTGATCGCCCCTTGTCAGCGCTAGCTGCATTGGTCGTGAGCAGATAGCTAAAGCTGTCCGTGATGTCGAGGACGTCTCGCGTTGTGTACGACAGCGAGCGCAATGCTGCTGCCGTCTGGATGTACATCTCTTGCTGCTCTACCAATGGGCGGTAGGTGAGATTTGCGGTCTCCAGCAGCCGCTTCTGCACGAGCTCGTATTCCGCTGTGCCATTGCTGGCCATCTGGATACGCTCGGCCATTTGGCCGTAGGCATCGGCGGTGGCAATTGCGTCTTTGGCGAACTGCACCACATTGACAGCTGCGAACAAGCCACCAATGGCCTTCGCAACAGAAGTGAGCTCCGTATTGAGCTTTTGAGACCGCTGATCTAGCTGTTGAAATGCTCCTCCCAGTTCACGAGATTGCTGGGCAGAGCTATCGGCTGCAGCTGCCTGCACGCGCAGAGCTTTGGCCTGGTTCTCAATGGCTTTGAGCTCATCTTGTTGGGCTTGAGTCAAAGGCCCCACAGCCGCCAGTTGCTCCCGCCGCGCATCTGCAGCTGCTTGAATGGCCGTGGCCTCTGCGCGTAGGCGCTGAGCCAGGAGCTGCGACTGGTCTGCTTCAACGCGGATGATTGCGTTGGTAGCTTCAGCTGCGGCCTTTTCGTCGCCTCGCGCCTGCGCAGCCTTCAGGCGGGCTTGCTGCTCGGCCTGTGTTGCGACCAGGTGCTGGCGCTGCAGCTCAATTTCAGACTGCTCAACCTGCAGGCCTGCTTTGATCGCTTTGGTCTTGGCGTCCACCGCCTGGGCGAGCTCGCCGAGGTCGACAGCGGCCACCGTGGCTGCTTGGGCTACCCCTTTGACGCCATCGGCCGCAGCCTTGGAGCCAGTGCCAAGCCCACGCGCCTGGTCGTCTGCAGCGTCCTCTGCCGCGGCCAGTTGCGTAACAGCATCCTGAGCCTGCTTGGCATCCGCGCCCAGGGCAGAGACAGCGTCGCCAGCGTCTTTGCTGGAAGATTCCAGCCGGTCAACCCCTGCACCTGCAGCGGTCGCGGCCTGCGCAAGGTCTTTGGCGCTTTCGTCGATGTTCTTCAGATCGCCCGCGAGCTCGCTCACGCCTTCGCGTTGCAGGCGGACTTTGAAGTCAATCTGGTTGTCGTTTGCCATGGAGGTGATTGCGATCGAGGGCTGTCAAAGAAAGGGCCGCGCGCCGCCTCGGTGTGCGGCGGGCGGCCCTTGGCCAAAGTGCGACTTACGCGACGCGGGCGCGGTAGTACTTGCTCAGGCCCGCCCCGGTTTTGGTGGGGTCCATCAGCACCGTGCCTTCGACATCGAGGGCGTTGAAGCCCTTGCCGATGAGCGTGAGCGCCTTGGTAACGCCCTGGCTGGCCCGGAAGATGTTCACAACCACCGGGTTGCCGCTGTCGGCTTCGTTCATGCCGCCGAAAATCAGCTCCAGCTCCACAGACTTGGTCGTCAGCGCTTCAATCGCGGCGTAAGCGCCGTAGCCGTAGCTGACCCAGAGCTTGTCGGTGGCCAGCACATCCTTGGCGTCGGGCAGTAGGTAAATGCCCTCGTGGCGAACCTCGTAATTCAGGGCCATGTCCACCGGGGTAGCACCCGCAGAGGTAGCGCCTTTCTTCACAACCACGTTGGTGGGGCTGATGTGCTCCAGGGGCAAAAGGCCGCCCAGCGTTGCAACATGCGGCTCGTCTGTCTTGGTGCCCGCACCGATGGACTCCACCGTGCCCAGCACGCTACGCGCCAGGTTCACCACGTTCAAGTCGGCCAGCTTGGCCTTGAGCTTCACTTCCTTGACACGGCGTACCTCAGCATGAGTGCCTCCGCCCAAGGCCGTCATGTCTTCTTGGGTCTGAACGTCTTCGCTGTGCTCCAGGCCCAGCTCCAGCACATTGCCAATAGGCATGGGCAGGGCTTGAGAGCCGTACACACGGGCGTAGACCTGGCCCACCGTCATGCTGGGCTTGTAGATTTGTTTGGTGACTTCGATCGCCATGGTGGGCTCCTATAAAAGCAGTTCAGATTTGAAAACCGTCTCGACCACGAAGGCGAGCGGCAGGTAGACAAAGCCAGCGCTGTGTCCAGCGCTTGGGCTGGGCGACAAGCGCATGGGCCCCGCCACGTTGGGTGGTCTGAAGCCCATCAGTGCAGCCCCCGCTCTGGCCGCCAGTTCCCCGGCCTCGGAACGAGCTGCCTCGCCAGTTTTGAGAGTGCGAACGTTCTTGACGGCGGCCACAATCATCCAGGTGTGATCCAGGGTTGCAGCTCGGCCATCTGGGCGTGATGCGTCCGCGACGCGAAAGCCATTCCAGATCACATGCACCGCAGGCGTCGGCTGGCTTTCTTCTTTCACCAGCGCCAGGTCGCTCGCCGTCAGCACATGCACCTGGGGCCGCAGATCGGCCAATGCATCCTTGAGCCGAGCCACGATGAATGGCTCGGGCGCCAGAAAGTTGTTGGCGTGCACCTGGATGGAAGCATTGGTGGACATCAGTACCGCCCCCAGTCAAACGCACTGCTAGGTGCACGCGTCACCACATGCCCAGCAGGCTGAGCCACTTCCGTGTCGGTGCCGCCCAGGCTCACCACGCCCTTGTTCAGGTCAACCAGGTACTGGTCTGCCCAGGCCGAACCGCGCCGCAGGTCCTCTGGCACCGAAGAGCCATAGAGGCGCTTGAGTGCGATCGCGGCCACCGCTGCAGGCAAGCTGCTGCCTTGCACCAGATCGGCTGGCAAAGGCATTTGCGCCCGATAGCGGGGGAACAGATAGGTGTCGGCATGCTTGCTGGCACGGTCCAGGGCGTCCTTCAGGCGTGCCAGAGCCACTGTGGCCGCCGCAACATCTTCGGCGGACCAGGCGCTGGTATCGCCTGCTGCTGCCACGGTGGACAGGAGCGTGGCATCGAGCACGGCGTCGGGGGCCCCGCGCTGGGCCAGCTCGCGCCAGCCCTCTGTGGCCGCGTTCACCAGGTCAGTCAATGTTGCGTATGCAGACACAGTGGCGCCCCGTCAGCGCAGCACGCGAATGATGTCGCCAGCAGCTGCGGCCGCGTCACGGGCCCGGCCAGCAGCGACACCGGCAGCCAGGGTAATGGCGCGGCCTGTGGCATCGCTTTGCACCTGCGCCCCCACTGCCACGGCGCCACCGGCTTCGACCAGCATCTCGCCATGTGTGGCCACAGAAGCCTGCTCACCAGCGTCAAAGCTCGTCGTCGGCACACCGAGTGCGGCGTCCGTGGCGTTGGCGGTGGCGCCCGCAAAGTTGGCAAAGCGATAGCGCGCCAGCGCGGTGGCCGCCAGGATGGTCGTGGCCATCAGGATTTTTTCAGTCTGCATGCTTACTCCTCGAGAGTTTCAAAAGCAGGAGTCACCAGGTGGCCCAGGCGGTCGGCCTGGGCATCGGTCAACTCCAGCGGCTCGCCTACGTCGTAAAAGGCCTGGTCGTGCCGGATCGGCACAGAGCCCACGCGGTAGGTGCGTTTGGCGCCGGATCGAGCGCGGGCTTCGTCGGGCGTCGGCGTCGCCGCATCTCCCGCTGCCTCTACCGTGGTGGCGTCTGCCTGGGTGCTGCCTTCGGCCGCACCTTCCGGTTGCGCAGCGCCACCGGGCGCCGTCGCCGCCAGGTTCTCCTGGCCGGTCGTCTGGGCCACCTGGTCAGAACCTGGGGCGCCGGTTGCACCAGCACCAGACGCAGGGGTTTTGTCAGCGTCGAGCTGGCCCGCAGTGGTGACGGGCTTGTCATGGCTGGTGCCTTGATTTTTGGGCGGTGTCTTTGCCATGATCAAGCCGCTCCCTGCACGAGATAGCCAGCCTCAGCACCCAGCATGTAGGGGCGGAAGATGTCAGTGTTGCGGATGATTTCCAGCTTGCCGTCCTCGGTGCGGGTGTCCACCACCGGGTTGCCCTTCTTGCGCAGGGTGTAGCCAAAGCTGGGCTCATAGGCAGAGCGCACCGGTGCATCGCCAGCCACTGCAGGCGCGGCTTTGGGCACATAGGCCAGCACCAGGTTGCCGCCCCACAGGTCTGTGACGACACCGTTGTCTGTCGAATAGATGCCCTTGCCCACCACGATGTTTTCGATCTCGAAAATCTCGCGCAGGTCAGCGATCTGCACCAGGCGGGAGCGGGTGTCGCTCAGGATCGCCTTGAGCTTGGGGTGACGTTTGAGCGCACGCCATGCCTTGTAGCCGATCGCCATGGTGTTGGGCTCTTTGACGATCTTGTTGCGCACGGCCGCTTTGGCTTCGTCCACCACGCCTTCAGGGTCGCTGTTGGGGTCGGTAAAGACTGCGCTGCCGGACAGTGCGATCTTGTTGCCTGTGGGGTAGTTGGCCGGGTTTTGCGTAATGGAGGCAACCATCGCTTCGTGTCGCAGGCGGATGCCTTCCACAACACGGTTGGTGGCGTGGGCCTGCAATGGGAAGGCTGCTTCAGCGTCTTCGCGGTAGTCGATCGGGTATTCCAGATCGTGCTCATCCAGGCTGATATCGATGCCGTCAACGTCATCCGGGTTGATCCGGTTGGACTTGGCACGCAGCGCGCGCTCGGTCGCATACAGCCGGAACACGTCCTTGCCGAAGCGCGGAATCTTGCCGCCTTCTTTGTCCAGCGTTACGAAAGGCAGCAGCTGGTCGCCGATGAATTCGGTGTTGCTGTAGCCCAGTGCGAGCGCACTGAGGACCGGGTCCACAACGCGCAGTTTGCTCAAACGTCCCATGGGTACTTCTCCTGGTGGGTATGGGTTGGAATTACTTGCTGCGCATCACTGCGTGAGCTGCGGTGGCGTAGTCGACCTTGTTGGTCGCTGCGTAAGCGCGGATGCGCTTGTCCTGGGCCACGCGGTCGGGGTCTGCGCCTTCGGCAAACTCCACAGGCGTGTCGTTGGCCTTGTCGGCGCCGTCAGCGGCTGCACGGTCGCGGGTGGCCTGCTCGCCGAACTCCACCTGGGGAGGCAGCGCCCGCAGAAGGTCACGGAAGAGCTCGTGCAAAGGCTTCTTCGCGTCGCCCTCGCCAAACTCCACGTCTGGGGTGGACTGCAGCTGGGTGCCGATGGCTGCAACCTGGCCCTTGAGCGCGGCAGGGATGCGCGCCTCGGAGGCCATGGCCTCGGCAAACGCCACGTTGTCGGCCTGGGCGGCTTCGGCCTTGCGCTTGGCATCGGCGGCTTTGAGCTCAGCGATCTCGCGATCCTTGGCTGCGTTCTGTTCGCGCAACAGCGCGGCTTCTTGTTCGGTCACTGCGGACTCCTGTGATGGTGGTGGTGAACTCGTTTGCGCCTCGCCTTCGGAAAAGGCGGCAGGGGCACCGGCCGCCTGGCGGGCCTGGTTGATGTCTTCGGCCGCGCCCAGCTCAAGGGCGCGCACGTCGTAGTTGGGGATGACCTTGTCCGCTTCTTCTGGGCCAAACTTGCCCACGATCCATTCGCGGATTGCGCGCCAGAGGTTGGCGGCGGTCATGGCATCCCACTCCCCAAACTCCACGCCCTCGCGGAAGCACACGCAGCCGTCATCAGCCTCAGAAAACTCGGGATCGTCCAAGCCCTTCACACCGGGTGGGTGGGCACCCAAAAAGCCAATGTGGCGCAGATACCAGACGCCTGGCACAGGGTTGTTGGCGTCGGTGGGGCGGTAGAACTTGGCAGAAACGGTGCCGTAGCTGCCAGCGCGGACAGCCTCTGCAAACTCGGGGTCGACCTTGTCGGCGGCGGCAAACAGGCCGCGCTCGGAGGCAGAGAGGGCTACGGTCCAGCCCTTGGCGGGCTGATCAATCTTGGGGTGCCCAATGACCAGGGGCGCCTTGGACTTCTTGGGGTCGTAGGCCTGGGCCGTGGCCTGGATGTCAGCCTGGCTGAACTCGATGACCTCACCAGCAGCGGTCGTCCAGCGACCGGGCTTGAAGATGTGAAGGGGCTTGGGGGTGACTGCGGCTTGTGGCATGGACCGCACTGTCGCGCGGCGGTGGCCTCTTGCCTAAATCAAGCGCTTGAACGTTTTTGAGACGCTGCCTCGTGCGCGTGAGGCAGGTTTTATTCCAGGTCCAGACGGCCTTGGCGGCGGCTGATGTCGTCCTGGTGCATGGCGTCCATGATCTGGCGCACACGGGTTGGGGTCAGATGGTACTCGCGGGCCAGCTCGTTGTAGTTGCGGCCGTTGAAGCGCTCGTACATGTCGCGATCGCGCAGGCTTGCCCGGTAGCGCAGGCCCTTGCCCAGGTAGAAGTTGCGGCCACCTTCTTCTGCGCTCAGTCGCTCGGTCTGACGCAATGCCAAGGTGGCCAGCTTGTACAGGCGGTCAGGGGTGGGCACAGACTCTTCATCCTCCACCAGCTGCACAAACAACCACTCCGCAACCGTTCTAAGGTTTTCGGGGTAGTTGGTGTCCAGCTGCTGGTGCAGCGGTGCAAGCTGTGCCAGCTCAAGCATCAGACGCCCCGCGTTGCTGCCAAGCCTTGAGCGCTTCGATCAGCACGTCCAGCTGCGCGCTGTTCGCAAAGCGCAGCGCGCTCACATGCACGGTGCGCTCCACCCAGACGTTGAGGGCCGTAGCGCTGGTGTTGTGCACTACGCCATCGCGGCCTAGCTGGTTCCACAGTGCCCACACCTTGCGCTCTTTGGGGCTGGCCTGGGCCTTTGAGGCGGCAAAGCTGCGAGCTGCAGGGCGGTGCGGGCTGGCCTTGGCCACGCCCATGCGCTCGGCCAGGCCCTGCATGTGGTCTCGCACGCGCTGGCGTTCGCTGTCGCTCATGTCTTTGGTGCTGGCCTTTTGAGTCAGGCCCGTGATCAAGACCCGGTAGTCGCTGTCCGACATTTGGAGCTTGGACTTCAGCACATGGATGGCGGCGATGTGATTGGCCATGGCCTACCCCAACAGTGCCGGACCGAGCCACCAGTTCCACAGCCCCAGCAAGCTGCAGCCCAGAAAGACCCACTGCTGCACATGCAGTGGCCACTGGCGCTGCCAGGCGCTCACTGTGAGCCAGGCAATGTTGCTGACCAGGAACGCACCGAAGCCCCAGCCTGGATACGAGGGCAATGCCAGGAGCAACGCCCCGAGCATGCCGAAGAGCGCGGCGAGGCTGGAGAGAATGAATATTGAACGCATCATTGCCCTCCAGCCTGCATGTCTGCCACGGGCACCAACGGCAAGCGCTCCGCAGGCAGCTCCAGTGTTTGTGCGATCAGGGTACCGTCGCTGGCGCGTGCCACCGCCAGCATCTGCCCTGTGCGGGCCGCCAGCCGAGGGGCGGTGTAGTCGTGACCCGCGTGGCGGATAGCACCGCCAGGGCGCACACGGCGGATGAACCACGAAGATGCAACGATGCTACGCCGCCCCTTGTATCGATTCCATGCTTGCATGATCTTGCGCGGATCGCTGGGCCAGTAGCCATGGCGCAGACGGTGAACGGTGCCATGGGCCATACCCAAGGCACGGGTCGCAGCGCCTATTGGGCTTTCCCGCAAAAAATGAATCAGATCGGACGGAGCGCAATCAGGGCCGTACAAGCGCGGTTTTGCCTCAACACTAGCGCTGGTATCACCCACAGCCTTTGATGGCCTGCAACCCCCTCCCAATTGATCCCCAGGGCCAGATGCAGCCACCGACGCCCCCCCAAGATTCACTCTGTCCATACAAAACCTCCAAAAACGAAGAACCGGTGTTGTCGGACACCGGAAACCGGGCTTGCAGCGCCCCCACCTCTGCGGCGGGGAAGGAGTCGTGGTGGCGAAGTGGTACACCAGCACGATGGCGCTCAGAACCTGCGGCAGTTGTGGCCCGAGGAAAGACCGTGGCACCCGCCGCTTGCCACACCGACCTATCGCACCCCAAGGTGGCCGGTTGTGCGTGTGGTTCAGTTCATCTGGGAGAACTTCACACCGTCGCTGCGCCTGCTCTTCCGGCACCAGGCCAGCCATTCGGCCAGGGCGTCGCCTTTAGCCTGTTGACCATCAGCTTCTGGAACGCCTGGCACCAGCAACTTGCCACGGCTTACGCCCTGGCCATGGCGCGCCACAACTTCCAGTCGAACCTTGAGCACGCACTTCGGCCCCCGCGCAATCTCGATAGCTCCACCGCCATCCGAACCGTCAGGCGGTAAGGAATCGCCAATTTCGATCAGGCCGGTGGCCCAGCACCATGCGACTTGGGGCGTCATGTCGTAGTAGCTCTTGCAGCCGCAGCGGGGGCAGGCTTTCTCCGTGCATCCGCTGAACTTCTTGTGCGGGACGTTGAGCCAATCAGACAGATCGCAAGCATGGCGGCAGCGAGTGCACTTGACGGGGGTGCTGGTGCCGCTCATACAGCCGCCACGTCCAAGCTGATGGACTCGTACTCACCCGTGGTGTCATTGCGCTTGTAGAAGCGCACATAGGGCTTGGTGCTGGCGATCTGAATGCTGTCCGCGATGGCCTGCATTGCGCTTTGCCACTTGGCATCGCGAATCTCAAGGCGGCGCAGGCCCAGCACGCGGCCCGTGTTGATCTTGCCTTCCTTGTCTGTCTGGAAAGCATGGTTCACCAGCACTTTGATGTTGTCGTCTGCGTTGTGCGCCCATTCGTGCACGCACTCGTCGATGAGCGCTTTGGCGGCCATGAGCTGCTCGCCGAAGGTCAGCTTGTCTTGCATTGAGCGCACCAGCTTGTAGCGGCCATCAAAGCTGATCAGGGTGACATTGCCTTTCTCGCCACCGGCTTTCACGCCGTATTGCTCCATGCTTGTGGACACCAGCGCGGCGACCTCTTGCATTGCGCGGGCTTTGAAGTCGGCCAGGCCGTCACGGCTTTTCTCGGCCATGAGACAAAGGTCGGTCACCACTTGGTGGCGCAACTTGTCGATGTCTTTGATCTTGGACTCGGGGATGAGGCTGCCGCTGGCGTCTTGCCAGTAGCCTGCAGGGATCGCTTGGTTTGCCATGGTTGGCTCCTATTAGTGAAGGTGGTTCGCGCCAACGGGCCGTGGAGCGACAGAGTTTTGAATGTGGTCCGCCATCTGGCGGGCCGTGGCTGCGGCCGATTGCGCACAGCACGGGTGACAGACAGCCACCGAAACGTAGGCGCTGATCAGTGCCTCCAGGGCAACCTGGTGCGTCCGCTGTTCGCTGACGATCTCAACCAGGCGGTGCGCCAGGGCAGTGACTTCGGACAGATGCTGAGCGCGGTCTTTTGACATGGGCATGCTCCTTTCAGCAGCGGTAGCCGCGGCTCTCAATGCGCTGGTAGTCCATGGCGCCAGGCCGCAACGAAGCCATGCGCGGCGGGACGTAATCGCCCACCATCACGTTGATGCGGCGCGGCAAGGCCACGGGAAGGGCTGCAGGCGGCTCTTCGGGCTCCGTGGTGTGCACAGGGATAGCGCGGGCGCTGCTGCGGATGCACCAGGTCTTGTCACCAGCCTCAGTCCAGCCAAAGTCCAGCCAGCCAAGGGCTACCAAGTTACCCAGGCGTTTGACCAATTGGGCTCGGCTCATAGCTGCGAAGTGAGGGCGCAAGGCTGTGACGGTGCTGTGACCATGGGCCTTGAGGTGTTCAATGACAGCCACGCTTTCGGGGCTGAGGGTTGATTTGCGGCTCATGACTTTTGACCTTTCGCTTGTGCAATCTGTGCACGCATGGCGCGCACTGTGGGGCTGAGCCCGCCGCGTGCAGGCGCAGTGGCTGCAGGACGGGGGGCGGCTGCTGGTGCTTGCACCAGGTCGGCCACGCTGGTTGGGCCATTGACGGTGGGAGCGCGGGGCCCGGTGCGCAGCTCCTGCTCACGCTTTTGCTCTGCAGCGGCTTCGTGCTTGTCGGCCATGCCTGCCAGGATCGTGAACAGGTAGCTGTGGTTGCTCATGGGCAGGGCCAGCCGATCCATGGCCCGCGCCGTGAGCATTTGCTCAATGGCTTGCGCCCAGTGCGCCAGGGGCGCATCCCACTCGCGCCCCTTGTGCGTGATGGACTTGGCCTCTAGGCATGGCACCAACTGGTTCAGCAGGCGAAGCTTCTTCGTGTTGGTGAGGCGCTGGCTTGCTGGCGTGAACAAGGTCAGGTACTGGAGCACCAAAGTGCCCAGCGGCACGCTAATCTGCACCAGGCGATCAAACGTGCGGTCAGACTCCAGGCGCCCGAGGATCTGTTCAAACGTGAGTTCAGCAGAGCACACGGGGCAGGACAGCTTTTCAGGTGCGATGCTCAAAACGGCCACCCCTTCGCTTGCAGGTAACCGGCAGCGGCGCCAATCAGGCCAGCGATGGCGATGCAGCAGCACAAGTCAGCCACCGCGCGGCGCCAACCCAAGAGGCGGCGCGCACGACGAGGGCCTTGCTCGATAGCGCCAGGGGCAAAGTAGTAGCCGCCGCGCGGCAACGCCTCGGTGTCGTGTTGTTCGAAGCGGCTGCAGGAGCAGCCAGAGCGGGCTTGGCATACGCCCAGTTCTTCACAGGTACGGCGGCTCATGGCTTGGCTCCCACAATGCATTTGACGGCAATGCTCTTGGCCTCGGGCCAGTCGGCCATCGTTTGCTCCACGGCTTCGCAGGAGCTTTTAAACAAGCCCGAGAAGCTCAGGCGCCACTGGGCGGTGATGACGGTGATGCGGTAGATGGCCATGGTTGCCCCTTACGCAGCGCGGACCACGTCGCGGTCAATGCGCGGCGCACCCAGCTCGGCGGCCGTGTTGAGCGCGGCCACCATCCAGTTGTTGACGTTGAGCGGGTACAGCAGGCTCACTGGGGCGTCTTGGCCGGGGCCTTTGACCGTGAGACGGCTGCGCAGCTCGTCCACGCCATCGGGCGTGATGAACTCGTCCAGCTTGCGGCCTGCGGCGCTGGCGCGCAGCTGCAGGTAGGTGGAGAGGTCTGCACCCAGCGGGCGCAGGCGGGCGATCTCGGTGCGCTGCATGACTTCCCGCACGTCAAAGCGGTTGAGCTTTTTCTCCAGCTCGGGGTGGCCCACCAGCAAGATGCCCAGCATGGGGCGACGGCCCAGGCGCATTTTTTCGTGCAGGCGCTTGAGGTGATTGAGCGTGGGCACCGGCAGCGCGTGGGCTTCTTCAATGATCAGCAGGTGCGAGCGGCCCGACTGCACCGACTCTTCCAGCATGCGCTTGACCTGGCGCGAGCGCTTTTCGCTGGACTGCGCCACGCTGGCGTTGGCGTCCAGCGTGAGCACGATGGCTGCATGGATCTCGGCAGACTTGATGCTCTTGCCCTTGGTGTCAGTCTCTTCCATGCCCTCTACGCTGGGCTCAATGCACACCACGGGGCGGTGCTCGCGCACGATCTTTTCCTTCAGGTCATCCAGCATGGTGGTCTTGCCCGCGCCGCTCTCGCCAATGACGGCCACCATGCGCCCGCCAACTGCGGCCTGCCAGGCGGTTTCGTGCACAAAGCGGATTTCGCCGTTGATGAACATCTGCGCATCGCTGATCACCTCGCCGTCGAACGGGTTGGTGAACAGGGCGTACTGCTTGCGGGCGGCTTCGCTCAAGGTTTGCTTGGGTAGTAACATCGTTTCCTCCTCTGGGGTTTCGGTTGGTTTCGGGTCTTCGGGGGCGGCCTCGTCGGGGTGCAACCCGGCGGGGCCAACTTCTTTAAGGGCGGGTATGGGCACGCTCAAACGGGCCACATGGGAATGGATGCGCACCATCACGCGCCCCCTACCGCACGCAGGCCACCTGCAGCGGGTTTTGCGCTCATGGCCTGGCGGCGTGCGGCAACAAGCCCCTTCACCACGTCGTCAGGCACGCCCGCGCTGCCATGGCGCTCGGTGAGCCAGGCATAGGTGCTGGGGTCGTAGGCGTCGCCCAGCTCCTGGCGCATGTATTTGCACGCGGCGGCCACCGACATGCGGGCAGCCTCCACCGTGGGTGCTGCAGCGGCGTGTTGCGTTCCGGGGCGCTGCAGATAGGCGGGCAGGCTGGCAGCACCGGCCTTGATATCGGCAAAGGGGTCGAACTGGCCCACATAGGGCGCGGTGCCTGCCTTTTGCGCGGCCTGCACCTGGGTGGGGGTCGCCGGGCCTTGCGGGGTGGCAAAAGCCTGCGCGGCAATCCGGGCCCGGCGCTCGTCGGCGGGCGTGGCTGGCATGGCCTGGAATTCACTTTGACCAAGCACGGGGGCGCCGGCTTGATAGCCCATCCAGCCCTCGGCCACAGGCTCCACCTGGTGCCACACGATTTCGCCAGTAGCCGGGTCTGTTACGCCCACCCGCACAGCAGGCGCCGCCAGGGGGTTGACGCACACCAGCACCTTGCTGCGCGGACTGACACCGGGGACATAGCGCAGGTCGTATTCGCGGCTGCCCTGGCCCTTTTTGAGCGCGTAGCTCACCGTCATGTTGCCGCTGACCTGGCGCGGCTCTGCCAGGCTGGCAGGCAAGCTGCGCATGAGCTCCATGCTGGGCGCTATGCGCAGATGCTCGGTGGTGATGGTGCTCCAGGCCGCATAGGGCCGCATGCCGTGGCGGCTGTGCTTTTTGGTGCCGTTGCGCTTGTGCATCCACAGCTCGGCCATGGCGTTCAGCCGTGCAATGGTGATGGTTGCGGGGTCCAGAAAGCGCAAGCGCGACTCAAAACCTCGCTCGGCAATGTTCTGCGACACCTCCACCTGGCCGGTAGCCCGGCTGTTGCGCGGCTTGTGCCATTCCTGCTTGATCCCCATGGCGCTGCAAAAGTTGCGGAACGGCGCGCTCTTGAAGCAACCGCCCTGGTCGGTGTACAGCATGAATGGCACGCCATGCAGCGGCATGGGGTTGCCTTGCGGGTCGTGGCGCTGGGTCATCATCCACATGAGGAAGTCCAGCGCGTTCTCGGTGGTCTCGCCCCCGGTGTAGAAGCGCACAGCAATGGCGTTGCTGGCGTGCTCGGTGCCTACAAAACGCACCAGCAGCTGGTCCATCACGCGCACCAGGTTGCCCGGCTTGTTCTTGTAGTGCACGCCGTCTTCTTCCAGCAGCAGCAGCTCGCCCTTGGGCGTTTTGTAGAGCACGCACACCGAGGCGTCTATTTCGAACACAGCATTGATGTGCTCGGTGCGCATGCGCACATGGGGCGTGGGGGCGGCCAGGCTGTGCCCGTCCAGGCCGCGCTGGCGCAGAAGGCGTGCCACGTGGTTGCTGGACAGCCGGGTAGCGATCTTGCCGCCTTCATGCAGCATGTCGATGGTGTCCTGCAGAGGGATCATCCATTTGCCTGCACGGCGGTCGTGCAAGATGGTGCCCGCTATGGTTTCAAGCTCAGCGTCGGTGATGGCTGACTGCCCCGCGTCTGAGCGGCGCTTGCGCGGCTTGGCCAGGCCCAGGCGCTTTTGCGCTTGGCTGATCAGCGTGGCCGTGCGCCCCACTGAAAGGCACAGGGCCTCGGCGGCACGCGCCACCACAGGGCCGCAGTCGCCATGCCCGGCCTCGGCGCACTCTTGCGCGGCGTTGGTGATGATTTGCATACGGATGTCGTCCATGGGGGTGCCTTGGTGGCAAAGGCCGTGACTTACTGCGCCCGCGTATTGGTGTGGGGATTTGCGGCGTTGCGCGCCTCAATAGCGGCAATGGCGTCTTCGCTAAGCCAAGATGGATTGATGCGCTCGTCCAAGTCCACCGACATGCCAAACTCTTCGCACATGTCGGCCAGCTGCTGAGCGAGGAACTCAACGGCCTGGCGGGCGCGGGCCTGGATGGCATCGCGGGCACCGCTGCCAGACAAGGCGGCATCTGCAGCCTTGAACGTGCGGTGCATGGAGAGGAAGGCGCTGCTGGTGCCTTCGTCCAGCTCCTTGAGCAGGGCCTGCTCTTGGGCGGTGCGCGCCTCGCTGCCGGGCAGTGGCTTGAACTTGCCCGCCACCTGCTCTTCGAGCTTGCCAATCAGCTCGGCGCGGGTTTGCAGCACGCGGTCTTTGGCTTCCAGCGTGGCCTGGGCTTCTTCCACCTGGGTGGCGAGCGCTTCCTTTTCTTTGGCGTGCTTGGCAATGATCTCTTCGGCCAGCTCTACAAAGCCTTCCTTGTCGCCCGCCTTGGCCACTTCGATCAGGGCTTGCTTCTGGTCTTCGGGCAGCTTGCGGTATTGGCGGAGTTCGCGGTAGCCGATGCCGATGCGCTGCATTTGCTCCAGGGCGTCTTCACCGAATGCGTTGAGGTTGTTGATGTCCTCATTGGCCTTGTCGTCAGAGATGCCCAGCAATCCACAGAACTCGACCCATGTCCCCTTCAACTCCGAACCGTTCGGAGCCTTCATGCCGCTAAGTTGTTGATACAGCTTGTTTTCCTTCACCAGAGCCAGCTTGGACACTCCGAACGTTCGGAGCAGATTGCCTGCTGCCTGGAATGCCTGCGCTTGGCCCAGCAGCTGGTTGACCAGGTCGCGGCCCTGACCGTAGCTGGCCCGCAACTGCGTCAGGCCGTCCACAGCGACCACTTCCGGCGCGGTTTCCTCCCCGTTCAGCACCACGGCCACGGCTTGGGCGGCGGGCATGGCGGGGCGGCCTGCCTTCTTGGGCATGCGGGCTTCAATCTGTTCGTCGGTGAGGTCTCTGCGTGTCATGGTGTTCGTTCCCTTGGTTTTGGAAGTGTTTTTGGCCTCTGGCGCTTGTTGAATAAGCGCAAGCAGCTATTTAATTGATAGCGTTTAGCTCGCCCACGGCGCGCCCGTAACGCTGCTGCACGTCGCGCCACTGTTGGGCGCCTGCATTGAGCGCGGTGGCGTAGCGCAGGCTGATCTGAATGACGTGCGGCGTCAGGCGCCAGCGGTCGCCCTTGGGCGTGAGCTCGGCCCAGCCTGCGGTGCGCAGGTTGTCCAAGTCCCTCGTCACGGTGCTGCCGTTCACGGCCAGGGCCTTGGCAATCTCGCCCGGTGTCAGGCCCTGCAGCTCGTGCCCGGCCATCAGGTCAATGAGCTGCAGCAAGCGTTGCTGCGCTGCGTTGGTGTAGTCGGTGGCGCGGGTCATTTGCGGGCGCCTCCAAACACGGCGTTGCAGATTTCGGCGGCTTCGGCGTGCGACAGATCTGGAAATGCCGGTGGTGCCGTGGGGCGCACCAGCTGACGGGCCAGCTCGCGCGCCAGGGCGCGCTCCATGTGGCCGCGCAGTTGCGTTGCCAGCTTGCCCGCTGGAATGTTGATGTCGCCATAGCTGGTCGCAACACTGAAGCCGCGCTCCATGTCGGGCACCTGCTTTGCCAAGGCGTAGCGCAGCCGCTGCTCTTGCAGGCTCGGCAGGGCCTCGTTGATACGGGCGCTGGGCGGTGGCGGCGGGCGCACGCCAGTGGCGATCTGGTCAAAGACATCCATGCTCAAAACTCCAGTTCAGGCGTGGCATAGGCAGCCACGTTGTGGTGGTGGTAGGCCACCTGCTCCAGGTGCAGGCGCAGGGCGGCCAGGGTGGCTTCGGTGTCTGCCGCCTGGGGGGCGGCATAAAACTGGGTGAGCAGTTGCAGGGCGGCTGCGCAGCTGCTGTTCATGTCCAGCAGCTCGGTGCCTTCGGCCTTGCGGCCGGTGGGCATGGGCACCACCAGGGCGCCGCTGCTGGCGGCGAGCCATTCGCTCACGTAGTGGCAGCCGCAGGCCAGCTCGTAGGCCGGAATGAGGATGGCGGGCATGCGGCCGGTGGCCAGCCACTTGTAGAGGCTGTCGTGCGTGGTGCCCATGCGGTCGGCAATGCGCTCCACACTGAGGTGGCGCTTGGCCTGCGCCCATTCCTTGCACAGGCGCAGGGCGTGCACGAGGCTGTTGGCGCGCTGGCGTTTCAAAGGGGCGTGGGCCATCAGAAGCCCCTCCGTGCAGCCGCTTCCAAACAAATGTCGGGCTGGAAACGCTGCAAAAGGCTTTCGTGCTGGCAAAGTAGCGGCATCACTTCACCACCCCCTGAGAGGAGACGGGACATGAGCCCAACGTCGCTGCGCTATGACTGCCTTGCATGCCGCAAGGAGGTGTATCCGTCCATCCCGGTTGTGCCGCCTGCACAGTGGGACTGGCGCCAACGGCAGGCGCCGCGTGTGCTGTGCCCGGATTGCGGCTGTGCGTGTGCGCCGTATGCGTGGCGCCTGGTGGCGTTTGAGGTGTGCCACCAGCACGCTGCCCAGGGCATGCACATTGACATGCTGGCGCATGAGAAGTGGGCTGGGTGCCCCAACTCATATGACTGCAGCACGGTGAACACGTATGCCGGGGACTGTGAGCAGGACCAATCCATGCGGCCAAAGTGCCTGGTTGCGCTGCATTCCCGGCTGCTGCACATAGAACGCCAGCTTGATGCGCAGGCCACACGTGAACGCGGTCGCCCACGCAAACGCCAGGCACCTGCTGCACCGACCAGCGCGCCCCCTGGTATGTGATGCACAGGGCGGCATCCACTACCCGCAGCTCGGCAGGCGCGGCAGGCGCGGGCTGCGCACCAAGTGGCGCACCCAGGATAGGCGCGTCCCAGCGGTAGCCCATGGGGCTGTGTGTGGCGCTCATGCTGCGGCCCCTGCGTGCTGAGCCGCTGCGGTCCGCTGGGCGGGAAAGGGTTGGCGCTTGGCCACGGCCTGGCCGCGCTTGAGGCCCAGGTACACGGCAATGTTGTGGCTGGCGCCGCGCTTGCAGGGCTTGGTGCCGCGCAAGATGGCATCGACCAGGCTGGCCGAGACGCCGAACTGGCGCGCCAGCTCGGCCTGCGAGAGGCCCTGCTCGTCCATCCACTGGCGGGCCTGCGCTTGGGTACGAAGGGGTGTAGTCATGGTGTTTTGGTGATGGTTGGTTGCGCGTCGGTGGTAGATTCGCAAGGACAAATCAGGAGGAAGTCATGACAGAAGAACAAGCGCGAGAGACGGCTACGCAACTGACGATTGCGGTGCTCACTGCCCCGAACAAGTTGTTTTCTGTGCAGCACGCCAGTCCAAGACCCGTTGACGTTGCAGGCCAAGTTGTTCAACTTTGGAAAGCGACTCGTGCAGCTCTTCTTGAGAGCGAGCAAACACCGCCTGAGAAATGAGGTGGCGCACCTGCTCTTCATAGGCGTCTTCCACGGCTTGCACCACCACATCGCGCGGCTCTGCCAGGGCCGATGCCATGGGGCCGCAAGAGCTAGGGATGTAGCACTGGCCACCGCCAAATTCGGCGCGGATGGCCTGGGCCACAGCGGGGCCAGCCAGCTCGGAGATGCGGTCAAGGAGGGGGGTCATTTTTTTGGGCCTTTGGGTTGCGGTTGTTGCGGTTTCGCTGCTGGGTTTCTGGCGGTTGGTGTGTGGATTATGGTGCAACTTATTTCACCTTGCAATAGGTGTTGGTGAAAAACATGGATATTTCGACGCGACTGCAAGAAGAGCGCAAACGGTTGGGCCTGACACAGGAAGCTGTGGCGGCTCAGCTCGGCGCCACGAAGCGGTCGGTGATCAACTGGGAAGGTGGCGCTGCGCTGCCTGGCGCAGAGGTGCTGGCGCGGTATGCAGCCGCAGGCGCAGACGTGCTCTACATCCTCACCGGCCAGCGCACAGGCGGCGCATCAGCCCCGCCCCCGCCGCGTGCCGTGAGTGAGGGCGACCGCATCCTGCTGGACAACTTTCACGCGGCCCCCGCGCAGGTGCAGGCCGGGGTCAAGACGGCGCTTGGCGCGTTCGCGCCTGGGGGCGCTGGAGTAAAGAGCCGCAAGCGTGCGGCGTGATGTGGCTTTCGATTTACAAAGGGAGGAACGGCGATGGGCTTTTTATTCTGGGCATTGATCGGCGCGCTCATCGGGGTGTCGGCCGCGAAAAAACGAGGCCTTGGCACCGCCAGTGGCGTGGTGGGAGGAATGCTTCTGGGACCGTTGGCTGTGCTGATGTTTTTCGTCAGCGGTGACCGCAAGCGCTGCCCTGAATGCGATGAGTGGATCAGCAAGAAAGCGAAGATTTGCCCTCACTGCAAAAGCCAGCTTGGGGCATCGGTGAGATCATGATTCGCGCAGCACTGCTCACGCTGGCTTGCCTGGCGGTCTCACCCGTTTGGGCTATCAACAAGTGCACCGGGCCGGACGGGAAGACCGTGTTTCAAGACGCGCCATGCGCAGGCCAAGGTCAGAAGATTGACGTAAAACCAGCCAGTGGTAACGCCCCTAAATCCATCAACGCCGCAACGGCAAGTGGCCCGGCAGTTGCGCCCGCCACAGCCGCTGCACCAGCACCAGCGAAGAAAAAAGAGGGCGCCTTCGGCGAAAGCTGGCAGCGTCGCACTTTCCTGGAAAACCGTGGCGTCCCTGATGCGGAAGCGGCGGTGTATGCCCACAGAAAGAGTTGCGAGCAGAAGCAAGCGGACCTTCGCTCACGGCAAGGGTATGCCAACAATAACTTGGCGGGAGCTACTTACTTGCAGTCTCTGGCCGCCGAGATGCAAGCCACAGCAACGATGTGCGATGTGCGCTCACGTGAACTGAATGCGGAGCTGGATTCAATGAAGAAGGAGTTGCGAGAGCTGCAGGCACAGCAGTGAAAAGCGCTTTCGTCTTCCAGAAACAACGTCACTATCGATCGCCCACTCCACATGAGCACAACAACTTGTTTGAGGTGCAGCGATGAACAATGTTGTCAAACCCGCCGCATGGTGGAATGATCGGCAGCCCCCTCAGTTGCCACCAGACCCTCCGGAGCCGCCTCATATGGATCAGCGTGTTGCCAAATTAGAAGCCCTTGCAGAGAAGACCGGCGAGCAGTTGACCGCCATCAACAAGGATTTAGCGGTGGTCAGGTCCAACCACGCGACCCGTGAGGACATTGCCACCCTTCGTGGTGATGTGCATCGGCTGATCAATGAGCAGACATGGAAGATCATTGGCGCGACGGTGACTTTCGGTACGTTGCTAGTAGGTGCTGTGTTTTTTATTGCACGCAATGTGCGTTAGTGCAGGGGAGATGACTCAATGATCAAGCTGGCCGTTTTTCTGGCTGCGGCGTTGTCTGCAGCGGTGCCTGCCTGGGCCGTCAACAAGTGCACAGGGCCTGATGGCAAGGTTATGTTCCAAGATGCGCCATGCCCTGGAACAGGTATCACCGTTGCAGAAGACCTCGCGCGGAAAAAGGAAGAGCGAGAAAAGGGCGTTGCAGGAGCTACCAAAAAGAAGGCAGAAAACCCTACCAGCGTCGATGTCGAGCAGATGGTCAAGGCTGCTATGCAGAAAAATGAAGAAGCGCTTGCAGCTGCTCGCGCACGCTGCAAAAACGGCCTACCCGAATACCCTGCGATTGGCATGCCAGAGGACCAATTCCGCAATTGCACTCAATTTGGTGTCCTCACGCCCTACAGTGACCTAAACCAGACTGAGACTGCAGCAGGTGTGTCAAAGCAGTATGTTTATTCCAGTAGGGTTGGTGGCATCCGATACGTCTACACCCGCAATGGGGTAGTCAGCGCTATTCAGCGCTAAGGCATACGCCTTACGGCTGCAGCTGCAGCCGTTTTTCAAGCGCTTTCTTTTCCCGTTTCGCGCGCGCGCGGCATTCTGCCGTGCATGGAAAAATCACCGCGCATAGCCATCGCTGCTTTGGCCTTGTCCGCATCGGGCATGGTCTACATCGCCCAGCGTGAGGGCTACCAAGAGCGCGCCTATCCAGACCCCGTTCACGGCACCAAGGTGCCCACCGTAGGCTTTGGCACGACCCAAGGCGTGAAGATGGGCGACACACTGCCGCCCGTGCGCGCATTGATTCGCCTGCGCGCCGATGCCGCTGAGTACGAGCTTGGGCTGAAGCGTTGCCTTCCCTACCCGATGCACCAGCACGAGTGGGACGCCTTTGTCGGGCTTGCCTACAACGTGGGCGTTACCCCAGTCTGCAAGAACAACGACCGCACGGGCCCCAGCACCATCGCCCGTGAGCTCAGCGCAGGCAACTACACCGGCGCCTGCAACGCGATCCTGCTCTACGACCGGGCGGGGCCTGTCAATAAGCCGCAAGACCGCTGCAGTCACCCAGACAACCGCACTTGCCGTGGCATCTGGAGTGACCGCCAGCAGCTGCAGAAGATGTGCCTCGGGGAGGCCACCCCATGAGCGCCCGCCTGATCGCCATTGGGCTGCTGGTCTGCGCAGCCATTGTGGGCGTCAAGGCCTGGGAGTCGCACCTGATCGGCAAGGGTGATGCGCGTGGCGCTGCCCGTGTGCAGGCCGACTGGGATACCCAAGAAAACGCCCGCAATGCCGTCACAGCGCGCGACAACGCCACCAAGTTCCGCAATGCCGAAAGGATCGCCCATGAAGACGCAAAACGCGAGGCTGCGCGCCTTGCTCGTGACGCTGCTGCTGCCAGTGTTGTGCGCGGGCTGCGCGACGAGATCACCCGCCTCAACCAGCGCCCCAATCCCTACCCAGCAGGAGACACCGGCATTGCCGCCTGCACTCGCGAAGCCTCCACCGCCCGCGAGCTTTTCGGAGAAAGCAGCAGCGCGTATCAAGAGCTGGCATCAGAGGCTGACCAGCTCCGAGACCAGGTAGTCGGCCTGCAGGACTTTGCGCACTCCGTGTGCCGCGCCCCGTTACCAACCTATGAGAGCGCCGAATGACTTTTGAGTTGACGATGGCAAACCTGATCTCCCTGGCGGGTTTGTTCTTTGGGGCGCTGTGGGCACTCTTGAAGGTCATTGGAGCGCAAGCAGAACGGCGGGCCAATGAGAAGTTTGCAGCCCTGCAGGCATCGCTCGCAACTCTGAGCCAGGACATGCGCCGCGAGGCTGACGCTGCCCGGCAGATGGAGACCTCTTTTCTCAAGTTCCAAGCGGAGTTGCCACGCGACTACGTGCGGCGTGATGACTTCGTGCACGCGCTGGGGACGATCAATACCCGAATCGACAACTTCGCCCTGCGCGTGGAGCGTGCGATCGACAACCGCCTTGGGAACATGCAATGACTTTCAACTATTCCGCCGCCGCGCTCAAGGCCCGCCGTGAGGCTATTCGCTGGCACTTGTTGTCAGCCATTGATCTGTCGCGCCCTGTGGGCATCTACACAGAGGCCCTGCTGCCCATCATTAACTCGGTGTATCCCGATGCCACGCATCAGGAAATCCGGCGCGAGTTGGACTACCTGGAAGCGCGTGAAACCGTCCGCATTGACCGCGACCCGATGGACCGTTGGTTTGTGGACTTGACCCGCACAGGGATCGAGTTTGTGGAATACACCATCGACGCGCAACCAGGCATTGCGCGTCCCCGGATCACGCAGGGCTGATCCATGGCGCCACGTAGCAAAGTGCACTCGCTGCCGCCTGAGCTCAAAGAGTGGCTGGATGCCGAGCTGGTCAAGCGCGGCTTTGGTGACTATGTGCAGCTCGCCGCTGATCTGAAAGCCCGTGGTGCCGAGGTTTCCAAGTCGGCACTTCAGCGCTATGGCTCGCCCTTTGAGGCGCGCATGGCGCAGCTCAAGATGGCCAGCGAGCAAGCCCGCGCCCTGGTGGACGCAGCGCCTGACGACGAGGACAAGCTGGGCTCTGCTGTGGTTCGAATGACCCAGGAGAAGATTTTCACGCTGCTGATGGACATGGACATCGACCCCAAAAACGTCGACGTCAACAAGCTGTTCAAGAACGCCGCTGAGATCGGCAAAGCCTCGGTCACGCAGAAGAAGTTCAGCCAGGCCGTGCGCAAGGAGATCGAAGAGGCCGCACGCAAGAAGGCCCTGGAAGACGCGGCGCAGCAGGCCAGTGAGACCGGCAGGCAGCAGGGCCTCTCGCCTGCGGGTGTGGATGCGCTGCGCCTGGCGATCATGGGGCAGCTGTGATGCAACAGACACAGGTGGCCCAGGCCGCGCGCATCTTGATGCAATACCAGGTCGACTGGATTGCGGACAAGTCGCAGGTCAAGATCATGGAAAAGTCGCGGCGTATCGGTATCAGCTATGCCGAAGCGGCCGACGATGTGCTGTACGCGGCCAGCGCCGAGGGCGCCAACGTCTATTACATCTCCTACAACAAGGAGATGACGTCGGGCTTTATCCAGGACTGCGCCACCTGGGCCCGCGCCTTCAATGCAGCGGCCAGCCAGATCGAAGAGTCGGTGATTGAAGAAGAGGACAAACAAATCCTCACCTACACGATCAAGTTCGACAGCGGCCACATGATCCAGGCCTTCACCAGCAGCCCGCGCAATCTGCGCTCCAAGGGGCGGCCAGGTGAGCGCCTGGTGGTCGACGAGGGGGCCTTCCTGGATGACATCAAGGAAGTGCTGAAAGCCGCCATGGCCATGACCATGTGGGGTGGGCAGATTCGCATCATCAGCACGCACGACGGCGACGACAACCCGTTTAACGAGCTGATCAACGATGTGCGGGCGGGCAAGTATCCCTACAGCGTGCACCGGGTCGACCTGGACGATGCGCTGCGCGACGGGCTCTACAAGAAAATTTGTAAGGTGACTGGGCAAGAGTGGTCGAGAGAGCGCGAGGTGGAGTGGCGCCAGACCATGATCAACCGCTACAAGCCCAACGAGGACGAGGAGCTGTTCTGCATCCCGTCCAAAGGGGGCGGCGCCTGGCTGAGCCGTGCGCTGATTGAGGCGCGCATGAAAGAGGCGCCCGTGATCCGCTTCACGGGGAGCATCGACTTCAACAATGCACGGCCTGACCTGCGCCAGCGGGAAATGCAGGACTGGATTGATGAGCACCTGAAGCCGCTGTTGGCCTTGTTCTCGCCCGAAGAGCGCCACGCCCTGGGCATGGACTTTGGGCGCAGTGGCGACTTGTCATGCATCGCACCGGCTGCGATCGCACACAACCTGCGGGTGCGCATCCCGTTCCTGGTCGAGCTCAAGAACGTGCCCTACAACGAGCAGCTGCAGGTGCTTTTCACCATCACGGAGGCATTGCCACGGCTGAGCGGCATCGTGATCGACAGCCGAGGCAACGGCAGCTACATCGGCGAGGCCGCGTTCGACAAATACGGGGCGATGGTGCTGCGCCTGATGCCCACCGAGGGCTGGTACCGCGACAACATGCCCCCATACAAAGCCGCGTTTGAAGACGACACGATCGAAGTCCCCAAGCACGACGGACTGTTGCAGTCGCATCGGGCCATTCGCCTGGTGCGTGGCGTGCCGCGCATGCCTGAAGGCAAGACTGCTGACGGTGGCCACGGCGACAACGCCATGGCCTGCGTCTATGCGCACGCAGCTACGCGCATGAATTTTGGCCCGGTGCATGCCGAAAGCCGCCCCCGCCGTAGCGCGCTATCCCTAGAAGGCTATTGACCACCATGTCCCGAGGCATCAACTTTATCTCCCCCGACTTCATTTCATTTGGCGAAGCTGGAGCCACGCCGAGTCTGTCCAATCAGATCGCGACCCGCGATCGAAGCATGGATATGTCCTTCGGCTTCATCCTGCCCAACCCTGACCCGATTCTGAAGCGCCAGGGCAAAGACATTGCCGTGTACCGCGACATGCGCAGCCGTGCCTCGGTAGGCGGCCCCATTCGCCGCCGCAAGGCTGCGGTGAAGGCGCTGGAATGGCGTGTGGAGCGCGGCAAGGCCAGCGCCCGCGTGACTCGTCTGGCCAACGATGTGCTGGCCACCTACGACATGGACACGCTGATCAATGAGATCACCAACGCGGTGCTGTTTGGCTACCAGCCGCTGGAGCTGGTCTGGGGCCCCTTCAATGGGGCGGCAGCGCCCCTGCAGGTCATCGGCAAGCCTCAGGAGTGGTTCTTTTTTGACAACGCGGCGCAGCTGCGCTTTCGTAGCCGTCAGCAGCCAATGCAGGGTGAGGAGCTGGAGCCACGCAAATTCCTGCTGGCACGCCAAGAGGCAAGCTACGACAACCCCTACGGGTTTGCCGACCTGTCCATGTGCTTCTGGGCCGACACGTTCATGCGTGGTGGCCTCAAGTTCTGGGTGACCTTCACCGAGAAGTACGGCACGCCTTGGCTGGTAGGTAAGCAGCCGCGCGGCACGCCAGGCAGTGAGGTCAACAACCTGCTGGACAAGCTGGAAGCCATGGTGCAAGACGCTGTCGCGGCCATTCCAGACGACTCCAGCATTGACATCCTGGAGTCTGGCGACAAGGGTGCCAGCGCCGATCTGTATGAGCGGCTGCTGATGTACTGCCGCTCTGAGATCAACATTGCGCTGCTCGGGCAGAACCAGAGCACCGAGTCCAACAGCAACCGGGCCAGCGCCACGGCGGGGCTAGAGGTCGCCAAAACGATCCGCGACGGCGACTCTGCACTGGTGATGGCCACCATGAACCAGCTGCTGCGCTGGTTGACCGACCTGCACGACGGCGAGCAAGCCCCTGCGCCGACCTTTGTGCTGTTTGAGGAAGAGGACGTCAACACCCAGCAGGCGGTGCGTGATGAAACCCTGACCAAGGCGGGGCTGAAGTTCACCAAGGAATACTGGAAGCGGGTGTATCGCCTGCAGGACGGTGACATTGAAGAGGCGCCAGCCGGGCCCAGCATGCCTACGGCCCCTGGCACCGCTGCTGCTGTGCCGGTTGAATTTGTGGAGGGCACGGCGCCTGCAGCGGTGCCCGCTGGCGAGTTGACCACCGCTGCAGCGCCCATCGTGATGGCCTGGGTGCGTGATTTGCGGGCCCTGGTGGAGGCCCACTCAGAGCCGCAGGCCCTGCAAGACGCTTTGCTGGAGGCCTACAGCGAACTGCCCACGGATGAGCTGACCGAGGTGATGGCGCTGGCTTTCGAGCTGGCCCACCTGCAGGGGCGCGATGAGGTGGCGCAAGGGGCTGGCCGTGGCTGAGATTGAGATTGGTGACACAGCCCGCTCGACGGTGGATGGCACCCGCAGGCAGTTCCAGGAGCAGATTGACTTCCTGCGCCGCAAACTGAACCTGCCCAGCGAGAGCTGGCGAGACATTCAGAGCGCCGCCCATGACCGTGCCTTTGTGGTGGCTGGCGCGACCAAGGCTGATCTGCTGCACGACCTGCGCAAAGCCGTAGACCAGGCCGTACAGGGCGGCTCTATCGGGGAGTTCCGCAAGAACTTTGCAGAGATCGTGGCAAAGCACGGCTGGACGGGCTGGACTGGTGAGGGCACCAAGGCGGGCGAGGCCTGGCGCACTCGGGTGATCTACCAAACCAACCTCATGACCTCCTATGCAGCGGGGCGCCGGGCCCAGCTGCTGGACCCCGACCTGGTCGAGCGCCGCCCGTTCTGGCGTTACGTGCACAACGACAGCGTGACGCACCCCCGGCCTCAGCACAAGCGCTGGGGCGATATGAAGCTGACCCTTCGCCACGATCACCCCTTCTGGGAGACGCATTTCCCTCCGAATGGTTGGGGCTGCAAATGCCGCGTGGTGGCGGTGGCTGCGCCGGGCGATGGGGATGGGACGGAGCCGCCAGAAGGCTGGGCGCAGACAGACCCGGCCACAGGGGCGCCAGTGGGCATTGATGAGGGCTGGGGCTATGCGCCAGGCGCGCGCGCGGACAGCGAGCTGCGCTCATTCGTCCAGGACAAGCTGATCGACTACCCCCCAGCGATTGAGCGCATGTTGTCGGTGGATGTGAACCGACACCTCAACACCACCGAGCGCATCACGGACTTTGTCCAGCGCGTGCGGGATGGCTCCCTGCGCAATGAAGACCTGTGGATGGGCTTTGTGGAGCCTGAAGCTGCCGCCCGGATCAAGGCCGCAACGGGCCAGGATGTGGACAGCTACATGGTGCTGCTGCCAGAAGACAACGTGCGGCACACGTACCGCGAGCACCGCTGGGACGGCAAGGGGCAGCGGCCGGTGGTGCCCGCTGACTATGAGCATGTGGCGTCATTCATCAATGAAGCCAATGAAACCTTGCCCGGCACTGATGTGGGCCGCCACGGTGAAGCCCGCGTGCTGGTGCGCAGGGAGATTGATGGGGAGGTGTTCCGGGCCGTCTTTGAAATCCTGCACGGAAAGCGCAACCGGGCCTTGAAGCTGATCAGCCTGGCCATCAAGACCGCGCAGAAATGAAAAAGCCCTGCGTCCCCGACCTTTACGCCCGAAACGGGTCTGGCGAGAACCGCCAGGGGTCGATGTAGCCACAGGGCTGCATGCATTTTACGAAAGAAGCTTTCATGGCGCAAATCATCGAACTGGTCAACCGCAGCGGGCTGGACTACCTTGATGGCCTGGTGAAGCGGGCCATGAACATGGGGCCTGTGCTGAAGGAAATCGGCGAGGACATGAGCGAGTCCACAAAGCGGCGGTTTTCTTCGGCCAGCGCGCCCGATGGCACGGCCTGGGCGCCCAACAGTGCAGTGACGTTGGCCCGCTACAGCTCCAATTTCGCCCGCAAGAAGGATGGCGAGCTGACAAAGCGCGGCGCGGCCAAGCTGGCGAACAAGAAGCCAGGCACAGGCGAAACCCGAGCCCTGGGCACCACCATTAACTACCAGCTGCAGGGCGATGAAGCAGTCTCCATCGGTAGCCCGATGGTCTACGCGGGCACCTTCCATTACGGTGCCAAGTCGGGCGAGTTTGGTTTCGGCATCTACGCGACCCGCCAGGGCAGCTTTCCTCTGCCCTGGGGCGATATCCCGGCTCGTCCATTCCTTGGGGCATCTGATGACGACCAGGCCAATATCGTGCGCCTGGTGCGCAGCTACTTGATGGGGGAATGA